CAGTTGTCTACCGCAATCATTAACTCTAAGATGTCTGTGCGCATACAACAAAGAATTGATATGGATTCTATCATCTCAGAAATAGAAACTGCAAAGAACGAATTCAATGCTGTGTCTGGCGTTACTCAGTTACCAATATTAACCTATGTGGAACAAGATCATACTATCAGTTTCCCAGTGTTGTTGGCTACTCCAGATAAGGATGACCACACAGTTACATCATCTGTATTTAAGTCTAATGGAATAGATGTTACTATAAAAAATGAACTGGGCAGTACCAAATTACAACTACTAGATCTAAATGGTATTGTTAAGTCTCCTAATGTAGGTTACTATGAACCCAATACGGCCACAGTTAAGTTAAGTTCTTTGCGAGTTGATAAGTCGGGTTATGTGGGAACAGGAATAAAAATATCCGCAACTCCAGCGAATCAAAGTACTATCAGTCCATTAAGAAATTATATAATTACTTTAGATGAGGATTTCTCTTCCACCATAGGTCATATTGATATTGGGTCGTCTAGGATTAGTTTATAATGTTGAACTTGATTAACAGTCAGTATAGGTCTGACCCTAACTTCCATAGAAGTCAGGTCACTCAGGTATTGCCTGAGTTCTTTCAGACAGAGTATCCCAGACTTATTACTTTCCTAGAGAAGTACTATGAGTATACCGGAGAAGACGGAAGTGTTTCATATGATGATCAAATCCACAGTTTGTTTGGTATAAGAAACATATCTAATGCTGAATTAAGTACTCTCGATTTGTTGATAGGTGAGATAAGTGAAGGATTAGAATCTTCTTCTTTCTATCAGAATCCTAGATTGATGACTAGACTCCTATCTAATTTCTATAGGAATAAGGGAACTCAATTATCGGTAGAACAATTCTTCAAAGCATTTTTTAATGAGGATGTGAATGTATCATATCCAAAAGAAGATATATTTATTTTAAATGATAAACCCGGCGGTTCTTTAATAGGACCTCAAGCTTTAAAGTATATTCAAGATGATAAGAAATATCAAATATTTTCTATTCTTTTAAAAACTGGAATAGCTGTTAGTGAGTATGAAGATTTTTATAAGAAGATGGTACACCCAGCCGGATGGCATTTATCAACAGAAGTAGAAGTTCAAGAAGTTGCTTCTATGGGTTTTTTTGCTGGTATAGGAACTGATCCATTAGAGGCTCCAAACTACGCGGTTGTTGTTCAAGGAAGTATGGTCAGGTCATCATTCGCTCCTCTATATTCTCTACTAACTATGGAAGAAACGGATTCTGTGGATGCCAGAGATAGTGATCAAAGAGCTAACGCTGAAGGGATAGTGATTAGTTCTCTAGAGACATTAGAAAGATATAAAGATATAACATTACAACAAATTCAAGATGTATTCTCTACAACGATGATAGATTCTAATGGTAGTTCTATAATTATTAAAGGGACTATCGGGGATTGGGCTGGAGTTACCCCAAGGACTTTAGATAATGGAACATTATCACTATCCTCGGAATATCAGACCTTAGATGACGATGACTATTTGTAAATTTATAAATACAGAGACTACTTACGAGGACTCTAATGTCTAGACAAATTCTTAATACTGGTGGTGCTGCGAACGACGGACAGGGAGATACTCTCCGTAATGCAAGTCAGAAAATTAATGACAACTTTGCGGAACTATATAACCTTATCACACTTACCGGAGGTGGTGGAGGTGGTGGAGGTGGCGGCGGAGGCCTAACTACCGGAGAACTTCAACAACTCGTAGAAGACGAAATAACTTCTCAATTGTCGAATATAGATCCTGACGGAGGAAGTGTTAATATACTATTGTATAAAAGTTATGATCAATCCGATCTTCCTAGTGATCAAGATATTAATGTTTCTACAACATATAACTTTGAAACTGGATCTTTATTTGTAACTAATACGATAAGTACAGATTTTAATGGTTGGGGTTTTGATCTTCCCACTACAGGAAGATATGTTTTCCTAATACGAGTTGTGGTCACTTCCAATGATATAACCAAGATCATAGAAGTATCTGATTGGTCAGATCCAGTATTAGCTTATGACCGTGGGTTACCTAATCTAGAAGTTGATATATTGGCCACTAACGGAGTCATCTTTCGTAATGATACAGGTCAAACAGAAATAAAAGCATTTATAACATCTGACGGTACAGAAATATCGTCGAACGACTATAAGGAATTTGATTATGAATGGACTAATGATGGAGTACCTGTCTGTGTCCATGAAACAACGCGATATGTCTCTCACATTGACGGTAATATTGTCACAGTAGGGTCTGATGGTACATGTCCCATAGGGTATGGCGTTCCTGCCACCAACTCTGGGGTCACGGACAATTTTCCTAACGGAGAATTAAAATCTATATTCATAGAAGCTCAGGCGGTTCCCAATTCAGGTACCCTACCTTTGCAATTAACAATTAACGATAAACAAGAGGATTAATAATGGCAATTAGAACGGCAACGGCCGCCATAACTTTCACGGACTTGGCCGATGGTCAAAGTTCCGTAACTGCGTTCTTGACAAATGAGAATCATACCTTTGCAGCTAATGATGTGGGTGTAGTATCTGATGGGACAAGACGCGATTTTTCATGTTCTGTAAAAGTATTTATTGGTGGTACTGAGCAGACATTCACAACAAGTGCCTCTCCTTCAGAAGGGCAGTTTAGTATTGGCTCCATTAACACGGTAAGTGGTTGGGAATTCCTTGTATCACAAGCCAACGGAACCGACATAGGTAGTGGAGTACTCAAAGGCGCTGGTGTTATATACGCTGATGCTATCGGTACTCCATCTTCAGCTACTATCCTAATACCAGTTACATATAGTAACAATGGAACTACTGGATCTTTTGATTTATCACTTTCAGTCAACCGTATTCAGGATGGTGCTGGTGGTACAATTATCAGTCTTGTACCTTCTAGTCAAATCTTCTCTGCGGATGCGGATGGTGTTTTACTAGGAAGTCAGAATAATAGTACTATTCTATTTGATATTGCCGGTAGTCCAGGCACTCTCACCTATGAGACAGCGTTAGACGGTGGAGCATGGTCAACACAAACCGCAACTTCGAATGGTGCTGGTGGTATTGGTGGATACGATACCGACCACACTGGTTCATTCTCTACAGGATCTTTACCCACCACTGCCGTATCTGGTGCTAGATTGGAGATTAAACCAGAAAATATTGGAGACTCTAATGCGACATTAACAGTTCGTGTAAGTGGCGAACAGGGTAAGGATGCTGTAACATTTAGTAAAGTTCGTTCTGGTCGTGCCGCAGTATACGTTGAAATAGAAGCAGATAATCCAGTAGTATTCCGAAATAACTCAGGTAATCCAGTAACATTGACAGCAAAAGTTTATGATGCAAATGATGGTGCTCAGATCAGTGATGGTGTTGGTGGAGTTTTAGTCAAACATGATTGGGAATGGATAACTGGAGAACAAGTCTACGTAGGAAATTCAAATCTAGAAGTTCAGACAGATGCTTCAGGAGCTCCTCTGGGTTCGGGGGGAAGTCCTGTAAGACGTTCAGCTAACGGAAGTACTAGTGCAAGTGAAATTAATACTAATCAAGTAATCGTTGGTCCTTCTGATATTCCGGATACTGGCGCGCCAATCAGTATTCGTTGTAATGTTATCGTAACTACACCGTAATAAGTAAGTTAATTAGTAGGAAGTAAAATGGCAAGTATAAGAGCCTCACAGTCTATAACCTTTACAGACATAAATGATGCTTCTGGATATGAATCTATTTACACCAGAACTGTAAATACTATATCCGAAGCATCGGACTTCCTATCATCACAACTTCCTAGTGATTCATGGACTTATGGTTATCCATCACCGAATGGCGGTGTGGACAGTGTTGTATGGACAACAAATGGAGAAAGTCTGAGTTCTGCCTTTCCTATATTGTGGGAATGTAGACGAAGTATAGTCGGAAATCCAAATAATGGGGACCCTGTGACAGATACTTGGAGTGAACCTACTATTATCGGTGTCGCTGGATCTACAGGAGGAACTGGTCCTATGGGCCCGACTGGTCCTAGAGGACTTACAGGTACTCAAGGACTACAGGGCTCTCAAGGTATTCAAGGTCCTACAGGGATACAAGGTCCCATAGGAACTCAAGGTCCAGTAGGTACCCAAGGTATTCAAGGTCCCAGAGGAACTCAAGGACCAGTAGGAACCCAAGGTCCAGTAGGTACCCAAGGTATTCAAGGTCCT